AAAAGATAGTGAAGGTAAGCCATTGGAAATGGTAAAGAGCTTTGCTGATTGTAGTAAAGATCAAATATCAATGGCCATACAAGCCTGTATAGAGATAGGTAATGAATTTGGTTGTATTCTTTATTAAGAAAACAAATTAACGTCTTTTGCCTTTACTTTCTTAATACAATTTGCAGATCTAGCTTGGGTCTCCATCTCCTTAAGAAGAATAAGCATTGTTTCTAAATGTAGAGTGAATTGATCATATTTCAAATTCTCATCTTCAGAAGCAATAGTTTCATACACTTTAAGAATCTCTTCAGGATTCTTCTTGTCAGTCATCCACACAGTCAAAGCTTGAAGACGTTTAGCAAATGCACCAGACATTGGTACACTAAAAACTTTATCGTCATCATAGACTTCTAGTTCTTGTTCAGGGTTAGTGACTAAGTCACTCAACTGTTCACCTGGGGTTTTTTCTTCAGCCATTAGAAATTAACTTCTTTAGATTCAACTTGATTTTGACTTTGAGCATAGCTGTCTATCTTACTACATAGTAATTCAATAGTAGACCAAGATTTATCATCTAGTTTACATTGTTCGTCTAAATGACGTAGTAGAATAGAGTGTAGGGCAGCGATGTCTGTTGTATTAAATGGCACTGTTACACGGGCATCCTTCTTCAGGACATTAAGATAAGTGTTAGGCATAATTTAAATTTTAAAGATTTATGAGCGAAATTAAAGAAAAAATTTCTGTAGAACAAATTCAACAAAAATTTATTGATAGATTATCAGCATCAGGTTGGACACATTTATTAAAAGGACATTTGTTCTCAGATGAATTTACACAGATATTGAATTTTCTCATCAATGAAAATCACCAGGGTAAAAGATTTACTCCTGCGTTTAAACAACTATTCAGAGCATTTGAGGAATGTCCTACAAATACACTCAAGGTTGTAATGATTGGCCAAGATCCATATCCACAGCCACTAGTAGCAGATGGTGTAGCATTTAGTTGTAGCAACACTAATAAACCAGAGGCTAGTTTGAGATATATTAGAGGTGCAATAGAATCCACAGTGCCATTTGAAGACAAAGACGTATTGAGTGAAGATACTGAAAATGATTTAGTTAGATGGTCTCACCAAGGTGTTCTAATGCTTAACTCAGCTCTTACTACAGAGGTAAGTAAAGTAGGTAAACATGTGGATGTATGGAAACCATTTATGGAGTATCTAATAGATATGCTAAACTTTCAACAATCAGGGTTAATATTTGTATTGATGGGTAAACAAGCTCAGGCTTATGAAGCATTGATAGGTGATCATCATAAAGTATTAAAGTCTACGCATCCTGCTTATGCAGCGTACATGAAGACATTACTTTGGGATTGCAATGATATATTTAACAAGGTTAATCACCAACTGCTTGAGTATAAGAAAGAAAAAATTAAGTGGTAAACTTTGAAAGTTTAAATTATATCAGTATATTAGCAAAATGACAAAAACATTAAAAGAATTAGGTTTTATTCATGTTTCTGAAGCATACGATCAAGCATTAGCTTACGCACAAAAACGAAGAACAGGAGAGATTAAGAGTATTAAAACTCCATGGTCTAAGTTTAACGAAGTATCAATGGATGGTTTAGAGTGGAATAGTCTTACAGTTATAGCAGGAAGGCCTGGTAGTGGTAAGACTTTAATTGGTAGTATGATATCAAGAGAAGCTTTTAAACTCAATCCTGACCAAGATTTCTGTGTGTTAGACTTTCAATTTGAGATGCTAGCTAGAAATATTGCACTAAGAGAGATTAGTGGTAGTACAGGTATTCATGTAAGAAAATTATCTAGTGTTGGTGCAAAACTAAACGATGATGATTTAGAAGCTGCTGTGAATTATTGTAAAGCTAATAGTGATAGAGAAGTATACACATTTGAAAAACCACTTACAGTTGATCAAATGCGTGATAAAATCTTTGAGTTCTATAAGATTAAAAGAAAACCACTGCTTGTCACTATCGATCACAGTTTACTCTTGAAGAAGAGTGCTAGTGAAAAAGATAGAATTGACACATTATACAACTTAGGTAATATGCTTGCAGAAACTCGCAGACAATTACCTGTCTGTTTCATTGTACTAAGTCAATTAAACAGAGAAATAGAATCAACAGAAAGACTTAAACCAAACAACATAGGAAACTTCGTAAAAGATAGTGATGTGTTTGGTGCAGATGCTTTACTACAATTTACTGATATATTAATTGGTATTAACAGACCTGCAAAGTATGGTTTGACAACGTATGGACCTGAGAAATTACCTGTAGACATGGACACCTTAGCAGTTCACTTTCTAAAGGTAAGAAATGGTGAGCCTCGTCTTACGTTGTTTAGAGCAGACTTTGCCAAAAGTAAAATTCATCAAATATTTTAAAAAATGCTAACAAAAACTAAAGTAATGGAATCAAAACCAGAAAGAAAAAAAGGTCCTTGGCACATTGCTCGTGAAAGTGTGCAAGAAGCTGTGATTGCGAAAGCAAAAGAAATGGGTTACAATCATGTAACTACTTCTTTAATCTCTCCAAAAACATTGAGAGATAATCCAGATCATGTACTAATGATGAGCTATGAGTTTACAGGCAAACACGTATTTATTTTATTCGACAGAGATTGGAAACATTTAGTTGACATCAACAATCTTCCAACAGAAGAACTAACACTTTACACAGTACCTGCTTGTAAGAATTATCAAGAAGTGTATGCATCAGCAGATTTACACGAAGATGGTCCTTATATTGTTGAAACTAGTGAGTTAAAACCATTAGTGTATAGACCAGGATATGTTAAAGCAAAAGTTGAAAAAGAAGAACAGCTTGATTTAGATTTTGAAATTACAGATTCAAGAGATGAACATGATGAACATCTTAGCACAATGACTATTAAAGATCTTTATGCTATTATTCAAAGTGTTCCTGTAAGCAACAAAGAATGGCTTAATGAAGTAATTAAAAAAACTAATATCAAAAGAAGCTAATGGAAACAGAAAAGAAATTTGAGTTACCACTCAGTCCAATCAAAGCATTGGTTAAATCACCTAAAGAATTAATAGTGTTTAGTAAACCTAAAGTTGGTAAGACTACTCTATTAGCTGGGCTAAAGAATTGTTTGATTCTAGATTTTGAAGATGGTTCTGATTATGTAGAAGCATTAAAGATTAAAATCAAAACATTAGAAGAACTTAAGCAAGTAGGTAAAGCTATCAAAGAAGCAGGACATCCATATGAGTATGTTGCAGTAGATACTGTAACTGCTCTAGAAGAGTTCTGTATAGGATATGCAGAAGAGTTATACTCTAAATCTTCTATGGGTAAGAATTGGTATACAGAGGGCAAACCTAAGTATGGTACTATTATTAATATGCCTCAGGGTGCTGGCTATCAATGGCTAAGACAAGCTTACACTAAGATATTAGATTTTATTAGAGGACTTGCTCCAAAAATTATTTTGGTAGGTCACGTAAAAGATACTATTTTAGAAAAAGCTGGTAGTGAATTTAATAGCATGGACTTAGATTTGACTGGCAAAATTAAAAGAATAACAGCTAGTAATTCTGATGCAATTGGTTATCTTTACCGAAAGGGAAAACAAAATATTATTAGTTTTAAAACTAATGATGAGATATCTTGTGGAGCACGACCTGAGCATTTGAGAAATCAAGAGATTGTACTATCAGAGTTAACAGATGACGGTGTCATCACTAATTGGAATAAAATTTATATTGATTAATTAAAAAAACCTAAAAATTATGTTTAGTAGTAAAGAAGCTGACAAAAAAGTTGGTAGTACTAACACTACCTCAAAAGTAATCACACCTGGTACAGTAGTAGCAAGGTTGTTAGATTTAAAATTAGAAGTACCACCTTATGACTCTAATGCATATAATTTAATATTGCATTTAGAAACTTCTCCAATTGGTGAAGGATTTCAAGGTATGCCTGTTGACAAAGACATGCCTGAATTAGGTAATTATGAAGGACAAGTTGGTAGAGTACAAAGCCAACAATATTCTTACTCAGATTATACTAGTAAAGAAGGTAAAACTACTTCCAAAGAAGATATGATTTTCAGATGGATTTGGAATTTTGCAAAAGAAATCGGAGCAAGTGATAAATTAATTGCTAACGATGTTAACGGAGATTCTATCTCTGAGTATGTAGAGAATGCAAAAGAATATCTTATCGATAAAGATAGATGGATTCATTTCTCTATTGGTGGTTCTGAATATGAAAACAAAGCAGGATACACGCAGCATAGATTATTTTTATTAAAGCCTGAGAAAGGTAAAATTTCTTATCAACTATATGTTGAAGGTAACAAACCTACTAAGTTAATTCAGTTTGATGAAAACTTACACATTAAGAAAAAGAAGCCAACTGAGTCTGTAGATTCTTTCAGTGGTCGTGATGCAAGTAACGACTTAGATTTAGATTAATTATTATTAAGTTTTATGAAAGGGGGTGGAGACATCCCCTTTTAATATTTTACTGATATATGTTCTCAAGTAAAAAAGCTGTATTTACAGTCAAAGATGTTCCTAACACATGGATATTTGAGTTTTATCTTAAGCTAGGTGAAAAACTACAGGGACAAGATATAAAGATTAATAGTGTATTTAATCCAAAGGAGCGTACTCCTAGTATGTATGTTTTTGTATCAACCCTAGATAAGCAATATAGATTTAAATGTTTTAGCACAGGTGTTGGTGGTGATGCAGTTCAACTAATCAAAGTATTATTTGGATATAATTATCAAGATGCTTGTAATAGAATACAATCAGACTATATTAATTTCATTGAAAACAATGAAGTAGAATTTAAACCTATCGTACCACTACCTAAGTGGGAAGTTTCAGATTATGTTGTAAGACCATGGAATTCAAGAGACGTAAAGTTTTGGAGTCCATATAATATTGGTAGTGACTTACTAAATAAATATAATGTAAGAGCATTAGAGTCTTATACAATGAAACGTGGTGTTGAAGAATTTACCACAAAAAAACCTAGAGTGTATGGTTATTTCACTGATTCAGGGATATTGTACAAAGTATATCAACCAGATAATCTAGAAATGAAGTTTATCACAACAGATCCTTATATACAAGGATGGGACCAAGTAGAAAATAAACCAAGATTATTCATTTGTAGTTCTTTGAAAGATATAATGTCTCTTGAATCTTTAGGTATAGATGGTGATTACATAGCACCTAACAGCGAAAGTTCAGGAATCAACTCAATTGTTGAATGGATAAAGTCTTATCCACAACAGTATGTGATATTTGATAACGATGAAGCAGGTATTAGATCTATGGTAAAATATGAAAGTGCTTATGGAATACCTTATCTAATTTTAAATTTAAGTAAGGATATAAGTGATTCTATTAAAGACTATGGTGCTAAAAAAGTTAAAGAACAATTAAAAGAATATTTATGATAAACAATGTCTTCTTCATTCCATATGCTGTTCCTAGTAGTAAGAATGGTAGAATCATGACTAGATCAGGAATGTTTATTGCTAGTAAAGCAACTCAGAAGTATAGAAAGTTAACTGGCCCTTATTGGAAAAAGTTTAAAGATCATTTTAAGAAGATGATGGAAGGTAAAGAACTACCTATCATTGTAGGAATGCACTTTGTAAGAGGCAGTAGACACAAGTGGGATTTTATTAATCCTGCTCAGACTATACAAGATGAGATGACTAAAGCAGGATGGATTGAAGATGACAATGCTGATATTATATTACCTGTTCCTTTAAGTGTAAATGGCAAATACTGGAGTTATAACAAAACAAAACCAGGAGTCTACATTACAATTTTAAGTTCCTTCTGTGAAGGAATAATTACATTAAATGATGAAACTGATTAGCGCAAAAGATATCCCTCTATTAGAGAGGATAAGATTAGAAGATGAATTCTTCTCACAACCTTTCATGATGTCATACTCAGGACTAAATAAACTATTGTTTAGTCCTGTTTTATTTCATCAACACTACATACTCAAGCAAAGAGATGATGTAGTAGACAAACCAATGGTAGAAGGTAAACTACTCCATTGCTTATTATTAAACCCTGAAGAATTTGAGAATGAGTTTGTTCTTATGTCTTCAGATATGCCTAGTGATGGGCCAAGAAAAGTGCTTGATAAACTTTATGACTGTATGAAGAATGAAGGTAAAACATATACAACATATGAAGATCTTTCACCTGAAACTACAGAATTTGTTCAGACTTATATTTTGGATATTCTTAAAGAGCAAAACTTATATCAGAGTTTAAAAACTGATGAACAAAGAATTGCTAAAATAATGTTGATACCAAAAAATCTAAAATATTTAGATTATAAGTTTCAAGCAGAAAGAAAGACTGTTGTAGACCAAGACATGTATGACTTTGCTAAAGCAACTGTAGATACAATTAGATCTAAAGGTAATTTAATGGAAGTCATGGGCTTTGATCAAGATAGTCTTACAACAAATGTAAAGCAGCACAATGAATTAGACCTAGTTTGCTTAGAATTTGATGATTATTACTTTGGAATCAGAGGTATTATTGATAACTTAGTGGTGGATCATGATAACAAAGTGATTAGAGTAAACGATCTTAAAAAGTCTAGCAAATCCATTGGTCAGTTTGAAGAATCAATTGAATACTATAACTATTGGATGCAAGCTGCTTTATACAGATTACTAGTGAATCATATTAAAGAAACCACCTTTGGTGTAGATTATCCAGTAGAGTTTAGATTCATTGTAGTGGATCCATATATGCAGATTGCTCCAATAAGAATTTCAGAGGAAACTATGGAAGCTTGGACTTTAAAGTTAAATGATGAATTAGATAAAGCTAATTATCACTTTAAAGAAAGAGAGTTTAGTCTACCTTATAAATTCTTAAAAGGAGAAAATGTAATATGAGTTATGTAGTAAAACAAGTTTATAAAAGATACTTTCAAAAATCTAAAAGTTTCTTATTGCCTATATTAGGATTAAAGAAAGATTTCAAATATGCGCCCATTCAATCTTATATGCAATGGGCTGGCATATATAAGTTATCTGACTGTAATCTAATACTAACATATGAAAAATCTGATGAGCCTAGTTGGAATAAGTATTTACTAAATACAATAATGGCAAACAGAATGTTTAATGAATACTATGATATAGATGCTGAGACTATTGCAGTATCATTTGATTTGTATAGTATTTCAGAAGATTATCAATATGTAATTGATGGTAAATATAGTAAGCTAAGTAAGCAAACTAAAAGTAAAATTAGAGAGTATTATGGATACAATTCACCAGAGTGGGCTTATATGGAATCTTTCTTATTTCCAGAAAGATACATACCAACTTATAGTAAAATTTTGGATGTTGATGAAGAACATATTAGATTTACAGGCGAATTGTGTGATTTACCCAATTTAAATAAAGAAACATTAAAATTAAAACCTTATGCAAAAATCAATGATGTTGATCAGATCAACATGGAATCAGGGGAAGACCTTCAGATTGATTCCGATTAACTTAGATTGTCCTTACAATGAAGCAATTTATGACCCAGAACAAAAGATCCTTGCAGTTATTAGCAAAGAATGTAAGGAGACTTTCCAGATGGTTCCAAAATTCGATGACAAAGGTGATGTATTACAAGCCAAAAGAG